AACTCCGCCGCAAGCGCGACGGGCGACAACTCCGCCGCAAGCGCGACGGGCGACAACTCCGCCGCAAGCGCGACGGGCGACAACTCCGCCGCAAGCGCGACGGGCGACAACTCCGCCGCAAGCGCGACGGGCTACAAATCCGCCGCCGTGGCCGGAAAGGATACCGCTATCGCAGTAGCGTGGGGACTCGATAGTAAGGCCAAGGGCGTCAAGGGATCACACATCGTCCTGTCCGATTGGAGATGGGACAGCGGCAAAGAGAGATGGGTTCTTTGTGGCGCGAAGATGATCCAGATCGACGGCAAGCAGTACAAGGAAGATACGTGGTACGTTCTTCAGAACGGCGAGGTCGTAGAAGCGGAGGACGTGGCATGAGCACCGAGAAACACGAGACTTACGCCGAAATCACGGCTGAACTGCGCTCCCTGTCGAAGAGTGAGGAGCTGTCGATTGGCGCGCAATACCACAAAGACTATCCGACGGCATGCGGCAAGCCAATCTGCGTCTACTTCGCCGATCTTGCTGACCGTCTCGACGCATGGGCAAAGCGCGACGACGTTCTGCGTGTCCCGGTAGACGTGTGGAACGACATGGCGCGGAAAGTGGAATCCGCCGACGCCCTGCTCGGCGCGATTGACAGGTTGCCCGACATCACCGAGACGGATGCGCGGTCGATTGAGCATATCGCAAAGTACGCGATGAACCACTCCATGTACGGCGGCGGAATCATCCAGGCCATGACGGGGGCGGTACGTGAGGCCAAGCGCGTACTCGCCGAACAGAGAGGAGCGGCGAATGGAAAAGCTAAGTGACATCGAGGCCGACATTCGCGAGCGTGCCGACTGCGCCGAACGCAACGGAGAGGGCACGACGCACAACGACGGCGTTGCCATGCTCCTCCGGGCGTTTGCCGACCGCATCAAGGACGCCGCATGGCACGAAGAACGGCTCATGCTATCGCTCATGCTCTACGCCGTCGAGGACTACGTGGAGGACTGGGCGTCCGAGAAGTTCAAGAAGTGCATGCGCGCGGCTTGCGAACGCCTCGGGATCGAATACCGTCCGAACGCATCATGCTTGCAGGAGCAGATCGCCGAACGGATTTCCACGATGGACGGCGAGCCTCGCGTCATGTGCAAGCTCGCGAAGGATCGGCATTGCGTGGACTGCGAACTCTGCAAGGGAGAGGGGGACGGCGATGGCAACGCTTGACTCAATCTATCCGAACGCAATACACATGAGGGATTGGAAGTATCCAATTTCAAACGTCTCGACCTGCGGCGGCAGAGGGCACATGAAGAGGGCAACGGCTATCGTATCAGATGCTGACGGCAACAGGTTGATGATATTCGTGGGAGTCCCGCACCGTAGCAACCCGGAGGCTATTGCTATGGCTTCCGAGTTCTGCGAGATCATGAACTCAAAGCATGACACGGGAGGCGGCGATGGCGGGTAGGATGCAACAATCCGTGTCGTTCTGGGCGTTGTTCTGCAAGTCCGACCACGGCGGGTATCTGTTCCACCGCAACCCGAACCCCGGTTATGGCCCGTACCACCTCGGACGCATCGAGAACTTGCTTGACGGCGAAATGCTCGTGCAGGGCCGCACGCGGCGTGAGCTGGAAATGGACATGGGCATTGCGACCTGGAACGCGGACCATCCGTGGTACAAGGTATCGCCCCGGCGCGTGACGCTGGAGATTCGTCCATACGGCAAAAGGGAAGGAGGTCCAAGGTGAGAGCGTGCCCATTCTGCAACGCAAGCCCGCTCCGGCTCCGCATCGTCGAGAAGTGGGTTTGCAGAAACATGTACTACGGGAGACGCGGCGCATACGTCCGCTGCCTGGAGTGCGACGCGCGCGGCCCCGTAGCAAAGGGCCTCGGATATGACATACGCAACGAACGCCCCTCTATGGGCGCGTTGCAGCTTCTCCGTGATCGCGCCGTCGAGCTTTGGAACGGCGAGACGGACCAGCAGGGCGAGTTCAAGCTGGAAGGCGAGGTGGCCCGTGCATAGCTTAAATGCGAACGATTGCGCCGTCCTCCGGCTCGTCCTCACGGGCAAGTGGTACGACATGATCGCCTCCGGCCACAAGAGCGAGGAATACCGCGACCTGTCGGACTACTGGACGAAGCGGCTCAAAAACTGGCTACGGAGGCCGGGCGTCCACGTCGTCGCGTTTTCTCGCGGCTACCGCAAGGCCGACCTCTTCTTCCTGTGCCATTCTTGCGATCCGTCGTGGCGGAGGATCAGGCCCGAATGGGGCGAGCCGCCAGGGCCGCACTTCGTGATCTGCTTCGGCGAGCGCATCGAACTGGAGGGCTGGCGATGAAGGTTCTGAACACCGTCGATCTCTTCTGCGGCGCGGGCGGCGCGACAACGGGGCTGGAACTTGCCCTGAAACGCCATAACCTCACGCATACAGGCATTTGCATAAACCATTGGGAAATCGCCGTTGACACGATGCGGCGCAATCACCCGCTCGTCAACACCATGCGCATGAAGATCGAGGACGCCATACCCGAAGAGCTCGTGCCGGGCCGCGTTGTTGACCTTCTCTGGGCGTCCCCCTCCTGCACACACCACAGCCGCGCCAAGGGCGGGCGTCCGCGCAGTAATCAGTTGCGGGCGCAACCCGACCTGATCCTCCCATGGATACGCGATCTGTTTGTCCGGCATTTGATCGTCGAGAACGTGCCGGAATTTGTGGACTGGGGGCCGTTGACAAAGGACGGCAAGCCCATCAAGCGGCTCAAGGGCGAATGCTTCCGCAAGTGGGTTGCGTCGATAGAGGCTTGCAACTACACCGTCGAATGGCGCATCGTGAACTGCGCGGACTACGGCGACGCGACGAGCCGCAAGCGTTTTTTCTTGAAGGCCGTCCGTAAGGGATGCGGCAAGATACGCTGGCCGGAGCCGACGCACGCGGAGCATCCGCAACCCGACCTCTGGGGCCGGACGCTCAAGCCGTGGCGCGGCGTCAAAGAGTGCCTTGACCTCTCCGATCTCGGCACCTCTATCTTCAACCGCGACCGTCCGCTCTCCAAGAACACGCTGCGCCGCGTGGCCGTGGGCATGGAAAAGTACAACGGCATGGACTTCCTCATGGACATGCTCGGCATCGACGAAGGCGACAACTCGCGCGTCCACCCGCTCACCGACCCGCTCCCCACGCAGCACAGCGGCGGGAACAGATGCGCCGTGGTGCGTCCATTCATTGTGCGGATGAACAAGAATTGTACGGCGGAAGACGTTGACGCCCCGCTATCGACAACGACGACGAAAGACCACCACGCACTGTGCCAGCCGTTCATCGTGAAGCTGAACAACCACGCCGACGCCGAGAACGTCGAGAAGCCTCTTACGTCCGTACTTGCCGGGGGCCAGCACCACGCGCTTTGCCAACCCATCATAATCGACCATTTCAATAACGGGGAAGCACAGAGCATTGACGAGCCTATCGGCGCGCAGACAACACACGACCGATACAGCATTGCGCAGCCGTTTATCTTTGACTACTTCGGCTTAAAACACGACCACGAGCACCACGTCAAGGGGATTGATAAGCCGATGCCGACGCTTACAACCGAGACGCACCATTACTTGTGCACCCCGCTTATCATGGGGCAGCAAAGCGGCGCGACTTGCCGACCGATAGACGAGCCATGCCCGACGATAGCGACCGCCGGAGCTATCCGCATGGCGACGCCAATCATTCTCGATATGTCGAGGCCGGGCGGGCATGACAGCGGCCATATCCGCTCCGCCGACAAGCCGATTCAAGCCCTTACAACGTGCGACAACGTCCAAGTTGCGACACCCGTGATATTCGACGAGGCCGTGGGGCTTCCTCGTCTGCCCGATGGTAGGTACATCGACATTCTGCTACGGATGCTCAAGCCCTCTGAACTTGCGGCGGCCCACAGTTTCCCGAAGGACTACATACTCACCGGCAACAGGAGCGAGCAAGTGAAGCAGATCGGCAATAGTGTACCCGTGCGCACGGCGGCCGCAATGTGCGCGGTGGACTTCGCGGCATGAAGGAGTGTGATGAATTATGATCTCGCATGGAATCACAAACGGAGGAGTCGCATGAGATATGGTGTGCCATACCAAGGGTCAAAGAACGCAATCGCGAAGGATATTATTTCAATCCTCCCGAGTGGTAGGCGTTTTGTAGATCTATTTGCTGGAGGGTGTGCCATGACACACGCGGCGATATTGTCAGGGAAGTATGAGAAGTTCGTCGTGAACGATATTCATGGCTTCGGCATCCGCTTATTTTGCGACGCAATAGCGGGTAAGTGTCGTGATGCGTGGCGGCATTGGGTCAGCCGTGAAGAGTTCTTCAGAATGAAGGATTCCGACCCGATTGTGTCGCTGTGCTGGAGTTTCTCAAACAACGGCCGGGATTATCTTTATGCGCGATCAAAAGAGGCGGCGAAGCGCAAAGAGCACGAGCGGCGCGTTCGCGGAGATGGGCCGACAATTGAACTGGAGACAAGCGAGCGGCTTCAATCATTACGCCAATGTGAAGCCCTTGAGCGCCTGCAAGCCCTTGAGCGCCTGCAAGCCCTTGAGCGCGATTACAGGGATGTTGAAATAGCAACAGGCGATGTCGTTTACGCCGACAAGCCCTATGCGAACACGCGTGGCTACAACACGCAGCCATTCGATCATCCTGCGTTTTGGGAATGGGCGCGAACACGTCCATTCGTCGTGTTCATTTCTGAGTACCATGCGCCGCCCGATTTCACGCCTATATGGTACAAGGCGAAATGCCAGCTCATGCACGCGAACGGAGGAAGCGGCAAGGCCGGTGAATATGTTTTTGTAGCAGACAGATTCGCCGCAGAATACCAAACAGACCTTTTTCTCGGAACTAACGACAAAGGGAGGGCGCAGTAATGAACCCCAAAGTCTTCCCAACCATCTTGATCGCGCTCGACCTCGCCGCCGCGCTCGTGTACGCCTGCCACGGCGACTTTCGCCGTCTGATTTATTGGATGAGTGCCGCCGTTCTTACCGCGACCGTAACCTATTAGGTACGCCGTGCGCGCCGTTCAAACTTTGACAACGACTATTCAAGAATTGACCACCAAAAGAAAAGAGGCATCCATGCTCAAGACACTTCAAAGAATCGCCCTTGCCCTGCTCGGCTTCGTCGGCGGCGTACTCACCGCGCCAATCTTCGCGCTCCTGTGGCCGTTCGGCGCCGCGTTCCTCCTGTGGAGCGAGTTCGACGGCGACGACGACGGCGTGGCCATTGACGACGTGGTGAGCGAACTCGAGGACTGACGGCCATGTTCGCCCGCTACTGCACATCATGCCCGTGCGTCGAGGGTTGCCGCGCCGCGTTCGGCGCATACTGGTTCGACAAGTCAGCGAACGGCACGGGGTGCGACAAGCCGTTCGACGGCAAGGGCCGCGTGTTCGTCCAGCCGCCGGCGCGCCCCGAGATGACGCCGGAGCAGGAGCTCGCGTGGCTCGATGAGTACATCCGCCGCGGGGAGCCGGAGCGCGCCACGCTTGCGAGCATGACCCCGCAGGAGCTGGACGCCGCCGTGTGCATCAGGTACGGCGGCCGATTTAGGAGGAGATACGCATGACAGCGACAGACAATAAGCAGCAGGCCAAGGCGCGTCCCAAGAGCGCCACGAGGGCCGAGGAGCTGAAACGGCAGGCGCGCGCCCTTCTCGCGCAGGAGGAAGCCGAACGCCAGCTAAAACTAATGGGCTTCACCACGCCCGCCGAACTGCCCGCCTACGTGCCCGACGAGCAGAACCCGGACGTGCTCGTGCGCGGGCGGTGGCTGGAGCGCGGCGGATCCGCGTGGATAGTCAGCACGTCGGGCACCGGCAAGAGCATACACGCGATGCAGCTCATGCTTTCCTTCGCGCTGGGCAAGCCGTTCTCCGGCCTCGTGCCCAACCGGCCCCTCCGCTTTTGGTACGTGCAATCGGAGGACAGCCCCACGCGCCTCGCCATCGACCGCGACGACACCACGGCGGAGCTTGCCGAGACGTGGGCCGACACGCTCCCCGACGCATGGCGCGACGCATGGAAGCGCATACACTTCGCCCCGATCAAGGGATGCGGCGCCGAGTTCGTGAACGACCTGGCGATGAAGCTGGAGACCGCGCGCAACATGGCCGTCCTCCCCGACGTGCTGGTGATAAACCCGTTCCTCGCCATTGTCGGCGGGCCGGTCGTTGACGGCTCGTTTGTGACGCCGTTCCTCCGCGGCGGGCGCGTGGCGAACCAGCCGACCGAGGGGTTGCAGCACGTCCTCGAACACTACGGCGTGGGCGCGCTCATCTACCACCACACGCCGAAGCCGCCGACGGACAAGGAGATCGACTCGTGGCTCAAATCGAACTTCCCCGAATACCAAGGCGCGGGGTCGAGCGACATCACCAACTGGGGGAGGTCCTTCATTACCATGATGCGCGTGCCGGGCAAGGCGGGCATAGTGTGCCTCACCGCAGGCAAGAACGGCGCAGACCTCGGCTGGGACAACATAGACGGCGGCTACCGGCAGTACATGGCGTGGTCGCGCTCAAACGGCGTCACGGGCCGCACCCGCCACGCATGGCGCGAGCTGACGGACGAGGAGCTTGCCGACGTGACGAAGAACTCAAACGACCACCTTGCCGACGATGCGCTCGTGATCGTCAAGGCGTTGAAGGCGGAGCCGCAACGGCGCGCCGACCTTGCGAAGAACAACGCAGGCTTGCCGAGAAACCGCTTTCGCGCGGCGTGGAACCTCGTCACGAGCCGCTTCTCAAACTACGGCCTCGCCGCCTACAAGGTCGAGCTGGGCGGCAATCCCCATGTCGTTTACGGCGAACCCGAAGCGGCCAAGGCGAAAGCCGACGAGATCGCCTATAACTTCAAAAATGCGCACGGCCTCGCGGAGCTTCCCGAGGTGCGTAGTGCCGTAGTGCCACCTAGTGCCGCCGAGGTGCCACGGCACGTAGTGCCAGCGGGGTATACCCTAAAGGGTAATACCCGCGCTGATGGCACTACCAGCACTATGGGCCAGCCCTACGGCCCCGAGCCAGAAATCTTGACGGAGGATTTGCAGATATGAGCGCAAGAGCCGAACAGCCGATCACGATCATCCAAGACACCCGCGAGCAGACCCCGCTCTCGTTCGACCACCTGCCCGGCGTCACCGTCGAACGGCGCGCCCTCGACACGGGGGACTACTCGCTCGACGGGCACGTGCGGGAAATCTGCATCGAGCGAAAGTCTGCCGACGACCTCGTGGGCACCATGATAAACGCCTATGTGTCCATGACGCGCCGCGACTGGCACATGGGCCGATTCAACCGCGAGCTTTTCAGAATGAGCCGCTACCGCACGGCGTGGCTCGTCGTGGAGTGCCCCCGTGGTTCAATCCTCGCCCATGCCTACCGCTCCATGTGCGAACCCGCCGCCGTGATCGCGTGGGTGCGTGGGTTGCAGGTCCATTGGGGGCTGCACGTCTACTGGGCCGACAACCGGCTCGACGCCGCAAGCGAGATCGCCGCCATCTGCCGCGCCTACCTCGCCGAGCTGCGCGAGATAAAGCGCAGAGTGCGACCTTCTAAGCCAGCACCCCGCCTGCCCTGTCCCATGCCCGACGTGTGAGGAGCTTGCGCCATGCGTGAATCATCACAGAGTTTCAACGGGGGCACCCCATGCGGGCGTGCGTGGACGTTTAGCGCGGGGTTGACAGGGCCGCGCAATCTAGGTATAATTCTAGGTAGTTCGTCGCTGGAGATTGTGCCATGATACAAAACTCGCAAAACTTGAAAAAACGTACAAAAATGTGTAAAGTGTGCCATTTTGGCACAGGTACTGTGCCACAGGGGGGCGGCACGCGGTGGCGCCCCGGAGGTGGCGCGGGCGTGACTCCTTACCGAAATTTAGGCCCATACGCGGCTTTTTGGAGGTTTTATAATGCCATGTAAGCGATCTAAGGCACCCCGCACGGCCCCGCAAGCGGCCCAATACTGCCTTGCGGACTTTTGCGAGAACCCCGACAACCCGCAGACGGTCACGGCGGAGAATTTCGCGCGGCTGGTCGAGAAGGTGCGCAGACTGCCGGAGGGTCTCAAGGCCAATTCCATCGCGTTCGTGCGCGACGATGCGCGCGCCGGCGGCCTGTGCATGGTCATTAGCGGGAACAAGCGACTTCGCGCGCTCAAGGCGATCTATGGCGAGAACGGGCGCGTCCCCGCGGAATGGTTCGTCGATGTCACGGGCATGACCGCGCAGGAGCGGCGCGAGTTCCTCGTGAACATGAACGTGAACGAGGGCGCATGGGAAGTTGACAAGCTCATGGAGCAGTACAGCCCGGAGGAGCTGAACGCGGCGGGCCTCTCGTCCATCGTCGAGTCAATGGGCGGCATCGAGTCGCTGATCGAGATGGGCGACGAAATGGGGGACGGCGACGATGGCGGCGAGCCGTCGAGCGCGGGCCTCGTCACCATCAAGCTGCCGCCGGAGCTCATCCCATCGTGGCGATCGTACAAGAAGCGCGTCGGCGTCGAGCGCATCGTCGATTTCATATCCACCGAACTCAAAAACGAAAAGGAGGGCGACCGTGCCTAAGTCATCGTGTTTCCTGTGGTGTTGCGCAAACCCAATCAACTTCGACACCTACGATGGATGCGCCCATCGCTGCTCGTACTGCTTCACGCAGTTCCGCAACATGGGCAACAAGGGCCAGTTCAAGAACGTGACGCGGGGCGAGACCGCGGCCTCGCTGAAGCGGTGGATTGACGGCGAGCGCGGCGCCCGCGAGAAATGGGCGGCGTGGAACATACCGATCTGCTGGGGCCGCAACTCCGACCCGTTCCAGCCGCTGGAGCGCGAGAAGAAATGGAGCCTCGAAGCCTTGCGCGTGTTCGCGGAGACCGGCTATCCCTTCATCGTCACAACGAAGTCAACGCTCATCGCCGAGGAGCCGTACCGTTCCCTCTTCGCCAAGTGCAACTGCGTGGTGCAGATTTCCATGCTGTGCGCCGAGTACGACCAGCTCGAACGCGGAGCGCCGCCGTATGAGGCGCGGCTGGCGTGCGCCGCCGAGATGGCGAAGATCGTCCCGCGCGTTGTCGCGCGGTGGCAACCCCTGTACCTCGAACGGCGACCCACGTTCGACACGCGCAAGGCGTTCCGTGAACTGCCGCGCCTGAAGGCGGCGGGCGTGTACGGCGTTCTCGTCGGCATGATAAAGCAGCCGCGTCCGCTGAAACCGTACCTCTCAATTCGGCAGGGCAAGTATTACGCCTACCCGATGCCGATGATCGACGGCGCATATAAGCGCATCCGCGAGAAGTGCCACGAAAACGGGCTTGTGTTCCTCGCTGGAGACCAACAGCGGTTCAGTGACTCGCTGGAGTGCTGCGGGACGGAGGGCTTGGGCTGGGAGCCGAACCTCTGCACGACCACGCGGCACTTCCTCGCGCCCGAGACCTACGCGGAGCGGCCCTGCCAATGCGAGCCGGGCACCGGTTGCGCGTGGAAGAACGTGTACACCCGCGCGCTTGCCGAGGACACTTTCAGCAAGGGCAGCTTCGCGGAGCATCAACGCACTTTGTGGGACAAGAAAACAGAACACGTCGTTAGGACGGGGCTTCGGCTACCCGATGCCGTCAAGACTGCGGCGCGTCAGAAGGGAGGTGATTGACATGACCAAGCGCATCCGTGCCTGCGCCGGTGCCGGCGGACAGGCCGCTCCTACGGGCGGCTGGACGAACACCTACGACTGGGGCGACTACATCGGCTAACGGTGTGGCGGTCCGGCCGCAAGTGGTCAGCGGCGCGCGGGGCTTGTCCCATGGAAAACCGCGCGGCCGCCTTCTCTGAGGAAACCAATCCCAATCATGGCAACGAACAAGACAGAGCGCGTATCAGCCGAGGACATTCTCGCCGCCTTCAAGGACGGCGCGATCTCGGCGCGCCAGTTCGGCCTCTTGAAGAAATCCAAGGCCGAGCTGACCGACGACGAGCGGGACCGCGTGATCGGCGCGCTCGCGCAGGTGCGTCTGTACGTGAAGCGGCGGGACCGCAAGTACCAGCACATGAGCGACGCCGACAAGCAGGCCGCTTCCGTGTCGCGCCGGTACGATGTGGAGGAGGTGCCCGCCGTCGCGGATCCATCGCGTCGCCGCCGGTGCGAGCGCAGCGCGCTCTACTTCATGCGGGAATACTGCACCGGCATCGGCCGCAACGGCTTCTTGAAAACGAACGTCCCCGCGTCGATGCGCAAGATCGTCCACACCATGCAGCTCGCGATCGAGACGGGCGTGCCGTACCACATCCGTATGCCGCGCGGCCACGGCAAGACGAGCTACGTCAAGGGCGTTGTCATGTGGGCGCTGGCGACGGGGAAGGCCAAGCTCGTCGAGGCGGTCGCGGCGAATGCGCGCAAGGCCGAGGGCATCGTGCGCGACGTGTGGAACTGCCTCGCCAACTCCAAGCGGTTCGGTGACGATTTCCCCGAGATCGCAACCTTTATCCGCAAGTGCAAAGGCAACTGGCGGCGCGCTCCGTTCGTGACGTACAAGGGCGAGGCCGTGGGGATGTCGAAGAACAACGGCGCGTTGCAGCTCCCCGCCGCTCCCGTGGACGGCGTGTTGCCGAAAAGTGCAAACGCGGTCATGTTCGCCGTCGGCTTCTCCGCGAACGTGCGCGGCGAGGTCATCGGAGACCAGCGGCCCGACTTGCTCATCTTCGATGACCTGCAAGACCGCAACATAGCGAACAATCCCGAACAGGTGCAGGAGAAGTTCGAGCTTGTCAACGGCGATTTCCTCGGCGGCGACGCGCACACGGACGTTTCGTCGGCGTTCATGACGTCCACGCCGATCAAGCCAGACGACCTCTCGGAGCGGTTCGCGGCGGATCCATACTGGCGCACGCAGACGTTCAGGCTGTTCGAGAGCTTCCCCGCGTGCTTCGACCCGATGAGCAACGAGGGTTTGTGGCAAGACTTCTGGCGCTTGTGGCAGCACGAGAACAAGGTGATGAGACGCGACCCGCACCCCGCGTGCAACGAGTTCTACCTTGCGCACCGCGCCGAAATGGACGCTGGGGCCGTCGTGCTGAACCCGGGCAACTTTCGCAAGAACGAGGTGAGCGCGATCGAGCACGGGATGATCCTGTACTTCCGCAACCCCAAGACGTTCGCCGCCGAGTACCAGATGGAGCCGGTGCGGGACGAGGCGATCTACACCATCGACGAGCAGACTATCCTCGCGCACGTGCGGGACGGCTCGTTTGCGGGCGACGTGCCGGAGGGCACGGTCATGGTGTGCGCCGCGACCGACATCAACCCGAGCTATGCCCTGTCCACCGTCGCCGTCGCCCTCGACTCGGACAGGTCGGTGAACGTCATCGACTACTGGCTCATGCCGTGCTCGATTCCGGGCGACGCGACCGACACCGAGTTTGTCCGCGCCGTGTACGACAACTGCGTGAAGGTGGGGCGGGAGCTGCGGGAGCGCGGCATTGACGTGACGAGCAAGGATTTTCACTGGGGCGTGGACGCAAGCGGCAACCAGGCCAAGTCCGTGCTGAAGCTCGCACAGGAGGCGCGCGGCGTCCTCGGCTTCGACGCGCTCGCGCTCATGGGCCGCACGGACAAGGAGTTCAACCCGCGCGTCGGCACGCGCAAGTACAGCGGACGGCCCGGCGTGAACGATACCGTCCTCTGCTACAACAAGTCCACGAAACAGGAGTACGTGCTTTTCAACAAGGACAAGTACGAGGAATCATGGCAGCGGGCTTGGCTGCCCGAAATTGGATCTCCCGGCGGCGCAACGCTCTTCGCCGCGCGCAGGGGGTACGGCCCAGCGGACCACGACGAGTTCCTGTTGCAGGTGTGCGGCGAGCAGTTGCGCGCCAAGACGGCGGCGGCGCAGGAGAAATTCGTCTACTCGTGGAAGGAGAAGTACCGGCACGACCTCGGGGATGCCGGTTACATGACTCTTGCGACGGCTGGATTTTTCGGCCTTGCGGCTGGTGGCGACTACGAGCGGAAACACACGAGCGAAGCGGAGGTAATGTTTCTATGAGAGACGGGCCGACAGAGGAGGTGCCGACAATCAGAGACCCCGCGACGGAGACGCGCGACCCCGTGCCGGTCACGCGCGACCCACAGGAGCCGCGCTGCGTGGCGGTCGTGGTTCACCGGCGCGTGAGGTGTCCCGTCTGCGGCGGCGCGAGGATATACTTCAACGGCGGCACGCGGCGCACGCAGGGCGGGCGGGTGCGGTATGGCGTGTGCGTTGACTGTGGCGCGAAGGTGCGCGTGATCGAGACGTGACAGGCCGCGCGCCGATCGCGGCGGGGGTTTTTATGAAATTGACAATTTGCACGCGAGAAGGCGCGAAAAAGGCAAAAGTAAAAGAGTGAAAAATTGCGCTTGCCATATAGGGCGATATTTGATAGTATATCGCACGTTGCAAGCCCCAAAAGGGCTTTAGAGGTGGTACTAGCCCTCTAGCCGACACGACTGGCGCAACGCCGTTTTAGGCGGTCTCTGCTAGTACCAGAGGCCGCCGCTTTTTTGCAAAAGGTACTAGCTATGCAAAAAGAGAAACAGGCAAGCCGCCGCGCAGGTAGCGCAATCGCGGCTTATTATCAGACGAGCGCGGCACGCCGCGCGGCATACAACCGGCTCGACACTATCGGCGCACTTCTCGCCCTTGCGGCGTTCGCGCTCCTCGTGGCGTTCAAATTGATCGGGGGTGCGGCATGAGTGCTACATCTGCCTATCACATAATCGAGCACGCGAACAGGCGCGGCACGGGTGCCCGGCTTGAAATGGAGCTTCACCCCGCGCGCCAGGCCATGCCCGGCTATATGTTCTTCACGCTTCGCCGCCAGCTTTTCGTGACGAACGAAAACAACGAGATCGTGCCTAATGTGTTCGACTCTGACCCCGCGCATGAGGTCGTTTTCAAGCTGTCATGCTCGGAGCTTGCGGCGGTGCTGATGGTGTTTCGCGGTATGCGCGAGAGCATCGCAGACGGCAAGGGCCTCTTTCACCGCTCGGTGAGCGCGGCGCAGGTGATACGATTCTCGCACATGATCGAGCCGCGCCCCGGCTATCTGCTGGAGGTGAGCAAGAAGCCCACAGGCGGCGAGCTTGTTACGGCAAACATCACCTTGACGGAGGAGGAGGCCCTCTATCTCTCGCTTGCAATCGAGGCGTCCATGTCTATGCTCGTTTTCGGCGTGCCGCGCGCGGCGGGGGAGGTGGCCAATGGTTGAGACCTACGCGCAGATGAAGGAGCGGCACCAGCAAGAATTCAACAAGTTCCCGATGATGTTCGCTTTCAGTGATAAGCAGTTCAAGGAGGGTTGCGCGCGTCTTGGCGTGACTGACCCGAAAGCGGAGCTTTACCGCGCCCCCGGCGGCGGGTTCTACCGCAAGAGCGACGCGCCGCGCCTTCACGAGCTGACAGACAGGCACGCCCGCGAAATGAGCGAGGCCATGAAGGTCGAGGAGTTCGCGGTCGGCGCATACTGCTATGAAGCCGCGAATCACGAGTATCAAATCAACATGGACCCGGAGTTCGACATGGCCCTTTGTTTCGGCCTGCCGTATGACCGGCGCGAAGATCGTATCATGTGGGAGAAGGTGCCCGACGGCGAGACGCAAGCGGGGTATTACATCAAGGGCGTGCAAAAGCACTTGAAATGGTGCCGCGAGCATAACGCATACTAAACATCAACCCGCCGCGCCCTGCATGATCGCGGGGTGCGGCACATTACAGGAGAAGCGAAGAATGAATGCGAAGAAGCCCGCCGCCACGCGCGGCACAGTTCACGCCGAGACCGGCAAGCCGCCAGTCAAGGCCAGCAAGCCGACGGCACCGGCGACGAAAGCCGAGACCGTTGAAAAGGTAATCAAGGCGCGCGCCGCCGCAATAGGCATCGACCCCAAAAAGGTTTTTGTCGGCGTTGTCGGCGCGAAGCCTGACAAGCCCGCACAGGCGGCGAAGCCCGCCGCGCCAGCGCAGAAGCCCGCCGACAAGCCGAAGCCCGAAGCGAAGCCCGCACAGGCGGCTCCGGCTCCGGCTCCGGCTCCGAAGCCCGCCGCGCCCGCAGAAACTTGGGGCGAGATAAACGACCGTCACGCGCGCGAGATTGCCGCGCTCGGCGTGACCCTCTCCCCGCCAAAGGGCAAGCAGCGCGACGGCGTGCGCTTTGTGCGTATGCTCTCCGGCCTGTACATCGACGCGCGCAAGGTTGACGAGTACCGGCGCACGGTTGACCGCCACAGGGCCGAACGTGGTGCCCTGCGTGACAACGTGGCAACCGCGCGCGCGGTGTATGCGGGCGCTCTTGGCAACTCCGACTGCGACGAGCGCGCGGCGCTCTACGCGCTCGGGCTCATGTTCACGGTTGCGCATGACGGCGTTGACCTCGTGGTGCCGCTCTTACGCGCAAACCGTGCGCTTGCTGAAACGTGGCGCGACGCGCTCGAAGGCGTGCGGCCCGGTGCGCGCTCTGTGATCGTGACCGTGCGCGCTCTTCAGCGCAAGCCCGCACCGGCACCGGCACCGGCACCGGCGAAGCCTGCCGAAGCCGCGAAGCCCGCAACCGACGCGAAGAAGCCCGCCGACAAGCCCGCACAGAAGCCCGCCGACAAGCCCGCACAGGCCGACAGGCCGAAGGGCCTCGGCATGATTGCGAAGATCGAAGCGAAGGCCGACGCGAAGCCCGCGAAGGCGAAGGCGAAGAAGTAACCGCGCGCCACACAGGCGACGCGACAGGGCGACGGGCGAACAACCCGCCGCCCTTCTTTTATGCCCTTCTCGCTCAAAATGTCCTACCGTAGGACGTTTCTCACGAACGCGCGCGAAAAATCGCCTCGAATGTGCTAATGTGTTCGCGTAATGCGCACATTGGCAGACAACGCCGCGATCTACGCGGGCGAGACCATCGCCGTCTCCGTCCCCGTGCCCACAGGCACGGTCGCCGCCGACGTGCGCATTACCGGCGGCCAGTCTGTGACCCTCGCCCTAGACGGCGAAGGGAACGCCACAGGCACCATTTCTGCCGCCGTCACCCTCGCCCTGCCCGCATCGGCGCGCTGGGGCGTGTTCGTCACGGGCGCGGACGGCGGCGTCTCGTGCGTGGCCTCCGGCACCCTCACCGTCTCGAAGCTGACGAGCGACTACCGCGCGGCCCTCGCCGCCGTGGATGCCGCCATCGCCTCGTTCAGCAGCAACCCCAACCACTCGATCACGGTGGGCGAGATACAGATCACCTACAAGTCGCTGGACGACCTGCTCGCCCTGCGCTCGTACTACGCCGGGCTCGTGGCCGCCGACGAAGGCACGGGCACGGCGGAGGCTGGCAAGTTCGCGCGCATCCTCACGAGGTTCTAGCCGTGAAGTGGTGGCCGTTCAGATCGAAGAGACAGGCGCAACCGGCGTTCGACGTGCTGGATGCTTCCTACCGCTCGTTCTCCGCCGCGCAGGTGTCGCGGCTCGTTGGCGCGTGGACGTGGGATGCAGGCTTCTCGAATACCGACATTTCCGGCTCCCTCTCTGTCATCCGCTCACGCGCCCGTGACATGGCGAAGAACTCCGAATACTTCGCGCGGTGGATTCAGCTTTTCTGCGCGAATGTTGTCGGCCCCAAGGGTTTCGCGTTCAAGAGCTTCGCGGAAACCGACAGGGGCAAGCTCGACCCGAACGCGGCATACTTCCTTGAAACCCATTTTTCGCGCTGGGCGGCAGACCCGGAAATGTGCGACGTTGCGGGCGTGAACTCGCTCGCGTCCGCATTGTGGCTCGCCGCCGACAACTGGTCACGCGACGGCGAGGCGTTCCTTATCATCGACCGCAGGGCGCAGAACCGCTACGGCATCGCGCTACAGGCCATTCGTCCCGACTGCTGCGACGAGACGCTAAACCTCGGCGACGACGGCAAGGGACACGTGATCGTCAATGGCGTGGAGGTTGACCCGCGAACGTGGCGGCGCGTGGCCTACTGGTTTGACCTCTCAAAGACGGACGGCGCCACCGGTACGTGGATCCGCGACAAGCCGCGCATCCGCGTACCCGCCGAGGACGTTTTGCACCTCTACCACCAGCACGACGCGCACCAACTTCGCGGCATCAGCCTTGCGCACCCGTTCCTAAAGAAGCTGAAAATGCTCGACGACTACAACGAGGCGGAGCTTGTGGCGGCGAAGGACCAGGCGTGCAGTCTCGGCTACTTCCACGCGCCGGCGGGCCGTGAATCAGAGATCACCAACCTCGCGGAATCGAAGAACCGCAACAGGCTGGAGCAGAAAAAGGAGCCGGGTAGCCGAATCGTTCTCCCGCCAGGGTGGGATTACAATACCGAAACACCGAGCCACCCAAATGCCATGCAGCCGTCTTTCAAGGCGTCCATGCTCCGCGACATCGCAAGCGGCGCAGGGCTGGAGTATGCCAACTTTGCGAACGACTGGGGCGGGGTTACGTTCTCATCCGTTCGCGCCGGCACGATCTCGGAGCGCGACTGCTGGCAGATGCTACAGAATGAAATGCGGGAAAAGGTTCTCGATCGCGTTTTCAAGGCGTGGCTTGGGTCATTCCTCTCCCTCGCCGTGTCGGGCAACTACAGCCCCGCCGACTACGCGCGCCTCACGCCTCACGAGTTCAGAGGCCGCCGCTGGGCGTGGGTTGACCCGATGAAGGACGTGACAGCATCCGTCCTCGCGGTCAAAAACGGCTTCCAGACAGCGGCGAACATCGCGGCCGACTACGGCACCGACATCGACGACAACGTGGCGGAGGCCGCGCGGTTGCAGGCGGCGTGCGAAAAGCTCGGCGTGACGCTGGGCGAGGAAAATACGAGTTTACCGAAGGAGGCATCAGATGAAGCAACAGAAGGCAAGTAATGCCAAGCGCGACGGCGAGCATGGTCCGGCGAAGGACGGCGAGCACAAGCGCGACAAGGTGGAGATGAGCTACCGAAGCGCGTCTTTCACCGTCGAGAAGGGCGAGGGCGAGAGCGAAGCCGTCGTTCGCTGTTCCGTCTCTTCCGAGGAGCCGTACTACCGCCATTGGATGTACGACCCCGCGACGAAGGAGTACGTGCACGGATACGAGGTGCTGGGCCACGCCCCGGGCGAGGTCGACATGAGTCGTTGTAAGGACGGGCTCGTGATTCAAGATGGCCACTACGGCGACCAGATCGGCATCATCAAGAACCCCGGCGTGAAGGACGCGAAGTTCGGCGGCACTGTCGAATGGTGTTGCGGCCAGCGCGCGCAGGAGATCAAGCGCGACGCGCAGGCGGGCATCCGCCGCAACATGAGCGTCGGCTATTTTGTGCAGCAGTACAAGGTTGTTGGCGACAAGGACGGAGTGCCGATTTACCGCGCCGTCAAGTGGACGCCATACGAGGGTAGCTTTGTGAACCTACCGGCGGACACGGGTGTGGGCGTTGGGCGTTCACTTGAAGAAAACAAACCGGCGGCTACACCCGCCGTCGAACAAACGAAAGGAATCCAGACAATGGACCCGAAAGACATAGCGGCGGGTGCGCCTGCCGAAAACAAGGGCCTCACCGCCGAGCAGGTGGTCGAGTGCTTCCGCCTCGCCAACACGGCGGGCGTCGAACACGCCGAAGTCAAGAAGCTCATCGAGAGCGGCAAGACCTTCGACGCCATCCGCAGCGAGCTGGAGGACAAGATCGAAGTCCACGTGAAGGCGCTCGCCAACAAGAAGCCGGAAATGCCCGCTCCCGGAGGACATAGGGCCATCTTCGACGCGGGCGATGAAAAGAAGATCGTGCGCCAGTACAATCTTCTGAACGTCATCCGCGCGCTTGCCAAGGACGGCAGCCCCGATGTCGGCTACGAGCGTGAGATTTCAGATCAGATCGCCAAGGCCAAGAAGTGCGACGCCCGCGGCTTCTTTATTCCCGAGAGCGTGCTCGTTCGCGCCATCACGGGCAAGACGAACGTGTCCGACCACATCACCGGCAACGGCGCGGCCACCGTCGAGACGGAGCTCCTCGCGGAGCAGTATATCGACGAACTCGTGGCGCAGACCGTTCTCGGCGCGGCCGGTGTCCGCACCATCGGCGGGCTCCAGGGCGACATCGCAATCCCGAAGGGCACCGCCGTATCGTTCGGCTGGATCGCCGAGAAGGATGACGCGCCGCTCAACTCGCCGCAGTTCTCGCAGGTCGAGGGCGAGCCGCACACGGCGGCGTCGCGCGCCATCCTGTCGCGCCGTCTCGTGATGCAGTCCTCGCTTGCGGTGCAGAACCTCGTCGCCCGTCTCATCCTCGAAGCCATCGGCCGCGGCGTGGAAGCCGCGACGTTCGACGGCACGGGTGCGGACAACCAGCCGACGGGCCTCTCCGCGACGGAGGGCATCAACACGGTGTCCATGACGGCGGGCGAGCCCACGCGCGCCAACCTCATCGAGTTCTGGGAGAAGGTCTACACGGCGAACGCCGGCGGCGCGAACATGAAGTACATCGGCTCGCCCGCAGTCAAGGCCCTGCTCTGCAAGACGCGCGACTTCCTCCCGTTCAACAACACCGGCGCGAAGGCCAACTCGGCCGTCGTGGGTGCCGTTGGCGGCGAGTTCCTCTGCACGCGCGAGTCAAAGGTGGAGGGTTACGACTTCCTCATGTCCGGCCTGTGCAACTCCAAGAAGCTCTATTTCGGCAACTGGTCTGAAATCCTCGTGGGCTTCTGGTCTGGCATCGACATGATCGTTGACCCGTACACCTACTCCGCCAAGGGTGCGTGGCAGGTGACGGCGTTCCAGGACTGCGACGTCATCGTTCGCCATCCGAGCGCGTTCTCCATCGGCACCGCCCTTGCGTAACGTATGCGCGCCCCGGCGGCGTCCGCCAACATCGCCCCGCCGGGGCACGCGAAACCACACAGGAGATTAGCCATGAAGAAGATCGCAATCCTCACGTTCGCGTTGTTCGCTGCGCTTGTTGTGTTCGGCGCGCTGGAGTTCTCCGGCGCCCGTGCGATACCCGTCCACACGTCGTCAACTACCGTCAACTCCGGAGCGACGAACACCACGTATCTCACCTTGGGAAGTCTCAAGGGCGGATCCGAGGTTATCCTCATCGCAAACGGCAACGCGAGTCGCACGGCCCTCAACGTGTCGCTCTACGCGACGAACGCGGTGTCTGGCGGGTGGACGTACTTTCAGGGCGAATCGTTCTCGGCCACGAACGCGGGCGTGTACCGCGTGAGGTTCCCCGGAGCCTACTTGTCGAAGGACGCGAAGCTCGAAGTCAACTCCGTTGGCGCGGCCACGGCGTTTACGTCATTTATCCTGACCTACTGAAAATGACATGGGAGACGCGCTTTCAGATGCGGTCAAATCCGCGCTTGAGGCTGTCGCCTCCGGCCTCCCGTCGTTGTGCAGACGCATGACGGCGGGAGGCGTAACGGCTTCCGTCGCAATCACCAGCCGCGCCGAAAAGGTGTTCCCCGAAAACCTCGGCGGGCAGGTGTGGAACGCAAGCGGGGTCAACTCCGACAGGCGCGTGGTCGCGCAGGTCGCGGACTTCCCCGCGCTCGTGCCGGGTATGCCCGTGAAGATCGACGGCGAGGTGTGCGTCATCTCGTCGCTGAAAAAGACGGGGGACGCGGCATGGTTCATCGGGCTGACCGACCCGCTCGAAGAGTCTCTCGTCGCGGTGCGCGGCGCAGGGCTCGCGCTCACGGTCTCTGCCGCCGTGGTCTACACGGGGTTTGACGACGCGGGGGCGGATATGTCCGCCGCGATTCGCCGCCGCACGGCCGACATCTACATCCCGCGCGACTCGACGTTCGGGCACGGCGCATGGACCGACACGCGCACGCCCGAGGTCGGCAACGAGGTGACCATGAAGGACGGCACGCGCTACGGCGTGCGCTCCGTGCAGGAGTACCCCAACTCCTGGCTCCTGAAGGGAAGGCAGCTATGAGCGAAATCCGCTGTCAGATCAGGGCGTCGTGCCTCGGGAGCAATTCGCGGCCCCTCTCGGCTCTCTCGGAGCTCGTGGGCAAGCGCGTAAAGTACCTGGGCGAGACGGCGCGCTATTCCGTCGGCGCAATCGCCATCAATGCGTTGCAGTCAATCAAGACGGCTACTCGGAGATACAGCGGGCGCGGACGCGCCAGGGTGGTGCAGGGTGGCTAACGAAATCCATTTCAGGCTCGACGCCAGCCTCACCCCTGGCTACAAGGGCAAATCGCACACCCGCTGCCTTCGCGGCAGGGACGGGCACGAATACTGGAACCAGCACATCGTGCAGCTCGTCCCGCCGACGGAGAGGTGGCAGGACGCCCACGTCTACGTAGTGCATCTCACCGACGGACAGCGCGAGCGGTGGCCCTGCCAGCCGCAGATCTACTGGGTCGTGGCTATGGCGGAGCGCGGCGTCGCGTCCTACCTCGCCCACAGGTACGGCGAGATTGCGAGAAGGCACGAGGGCATGGCGCGCGCGGCGCTTGCGCGGCTCTCACACAAGATTTCAACGGCGGGCCGCGAAGAACGCGCGGCACCGCACGCGCAGACCGTCGCGGACAGGGAGACCTTCGTGGTGGAGAGGGTGCGCGGCAACAGCTACATCCTCGACGTGCGCGACAACATCAGCTTCGCGCAGCTTGCGGTGAGGGGCGGCGCAATCGGCGTTCAGATCGCCATGAAGAAGGCGGCGAACAAGATCGCCGGCCTCATCCAGCACACGTGCAGGAAGATACTTTTGCCGGGCGAGCTGCCGACGCCGTTCCCCGAAGTCAGGAGAAGGAGGAGCGCATGACCGAGGCGAAGATAGAGGCCGCGCTTGCCGCGAAGGTCGCCGCGCTGAACCTCGCGGGCGTAAAGGTGTTCCGCACCTTCATGGAGGCCGCGCCCGACGACGAGGCCGTCATGGAGCTGCCGGAGGACGCCGCGTTCATCGACATCGTTCCCGAGAACCGGTCGCAGGAGACCTGGGAGATCCCGCAATACGACTTCCCGATCAACGTCACGCTGCGCTCTCGCATCGAGTGCGACCAGACGGGCGCCGCCCACTTCGCCCGCGTGGACGCGCTGGCCGGGCTCCTCGCGGCATACTGCGGGCGCAACGGGGCCGAGAACGCGCGCGCAGACTTCGCCATCCCGAACGAGTTTACTCCACACCTCGTCAGCCTCGGCGGCGGGGACAACGAAATCGACCGCGACGAGGGCTTCCGCTCGTGGTCGCAGTCAATCACAATCAGAGGCTACTTATCCTAACAGAAAGGCGGTGCAGAAATGGCAATCACCCACACGTTTACGACCGACGAGGACTATCTCGGGCTGGAGGAGGAGGGCAAGCTCCTCTTGACCGCCCATTCCCTCGGCAAGAGCACGAATCTCGTGGAGAAGCAGGGCGCCAACGGCGACTTCGCGGCACATCGTGAATTCGGGACCACCTGCGCGCCTTCGTGCAGCTACGAGATCGTGTCCGCGCAGGCCGCGTTCAAGAAGCTCCTCGGCAAGGTCTACCAGTCTACGCGCACACTCGCCACCGGCCCGATCGCGCTCAAGTCCTTCACCATCTCGACGAGCGCAGGCGGCAAGCCCACGTTCTCGGCGGAGGGCGTGCAGATCGAGACGGGCGCGACGAGCGCCGCGCACCAGTTCCAGACGAGCGAAATCCCCATCTCGCCCGACAACCACGCGAGCACGTTCGGCGTGTTCACGGTGGAAGGTCCGTCGGGAGGGACGGCAGAGCTCGCAACCTCCACCTACACGGCGGACTGCACGCTCGACCCTGCGACCGTAGACGGCGTTCCGGTCGCAAGCGACGCGGTGGGCGGCTTCGAGATCGTGCAGGCCACTTTTTGGTCCACGGGCGGCGCGCCGACCATCACGGCGAACACGACCGACGGCTGGTTCATCTCCTCGCCCCTCACGCGCTCGCGCGACGACGGCGACATGGAGACCTGGGAGTGCACGCTCAAGCACTACCTCGCGGCGTCCACGCCGAGCAACTCGTAAGTCGGGGCCGTCTCCCATGTTTGCCGAGATGGCCAAAACCGACCTCGCCAAGCTAAGGGCGGAGGGGTACGAGCCGACCGACGCGGACGTCGTGCGGCTGAACGACCTCGCCGTACTCATCCAGCACGGCAAGGACACGACGCCCGCGAACCATCCCCGCTTCGCGTTTGCCGGCAACGTGGTGCTGCACGAGCCGACAATCGGCGCGCTTGAATGGTGGTGGCGGTACGGACACGACGCCTTTTGGCTCTCCTCGTGGAAGCTGCGCACCCACTACTTCATGCTCGCCCACTCGCGGCGTCTCAACATCCTCTCCAGTCTCCAGCGCCAGGAGGACGTGCGGCGCGCCGTGAAGGCGTGGCTCCGCGGCGTCGCGGCGACCGACGACGAGCTTTTTCGCGCGCTCATGTGGGTAAAGCACGGCTGGGAGATCGCGGCCGCGACCGAGGGAGACAAGCCCGCCGAGCAGGCCGACCCCGAACACGAGCTCGACGTGCTGGATGCGCTCGTGGCGGAGGCTTCGGGCAGGAGCGGCGTCGCGCCTTCGGAGGTACGCACGCTCACGCGCTTGCAGAGCGACGCGCTTTTCCGTGCCGCGTGCCGCGCGGGCGAACTGCCGGAGCCGTCCACGTCAAGGCTGTATTTCAAGTACAAGGCCGCCGTGCGCGAGATCGAGGCGCGCGGCAAGAAGGCCGACAAGGAGGAGGCGGACAATGGCGAACAGGTCTGAAATCCGTCTCCAGATTGTGACCGCACTCGACGCCGCCGGCATCCGCGCGACGCAGCAGCAGATTGACCAGATGGCCAACTCGATTATGGCGAGCAATCGCAGGATGGGCGCCAGCGCGAACGAGACCGCCGCGGCCTTCGGGCATATGCGCGGCCCCATTGGCAAACTCACGGGCGCTTTCGGCAATCTCGGAAGCACTATGGGCCGCGTTGTGGGCACGGCCGGCATGGTCATGGGCGCGCTTGAAACGGGGATCGCCGTCGGCACGAAGGTCTGGGAAACCATTGAGCTCATCCGCAAGAAGGTGCTCAAGGTCAAGCGTGCTACAGAGGAGGTCACGGAGGCGAACAGGCGCCGGGCGAAGGAAGCCGAGAAGATGGAGGCGCTGCTCGACAAGGAGGCCGAGCGGACGCGCGACCTCAACCAGCTAGAGGCGGAGAGGTCCAAGGCGGCGCTTGCCAACATCAAGGCGGAGGCCGACGGCTGGCGCATCGCCGCGCGCGCCAAGATGGAGTACCTCACCGCGGGCATGGACGCCGAGTACCAGAGGCTGGAGCGCGAGAAGTTCGAGGACATCCTCTCGCTCCAGGCGAACGGCTACGACGCCGCGGCCGTCCAGCAGGTCGAGGCCGTCTACGACGTCCTCAAGGCCGAGCTTGACATAAAGCGGGAGATGGCGAAGATCGACGCAGAGGAGGAGCAGGCGCGCATAAAAGAGGCTGAGCTTTCCGAGAAGAGCTGGGCGCTCATGGAGAAGCGCATAGCCGCCGAGAACCGGCTCTCTGCGGCGAAGAAGGAGATGAAGGCCGCCGAGGACTGGTGGTGGTTCGACTCTGCCGGCAACCCCGTGAAGGGCTTTTCGGAAAAGGCGAAGGAGAAGCGCATCCGCCGCGCACAGAGGGAGCTTTCCCAGGCGCAGTTTGCCGCCGACGCCGCGTGGCGCGAGGAACAGGCCGCCGAGAACGAACTCGCAGCCACGAACGTCGATTCGGTCTACGCCCTGAAGCGCGCGACCGCCATGGACGCCGCGAACCTCGCCCGCGACCGCGCGGCGATGGCATACGACCAGGCAACGGCGAACGGAGATTTGATCGGGTTTCAGTTTGGCGAGGGCTATATCCAGTATCTTCGCCAGTCCACGGAGCAATCCTATCAGGCGCTGCTGAAGATCCAGGAGAACACGGCGGACTACGACGCGGCGCTCAACAAGCTGCTCACAATGAGAGGAGGCGAGTGATGGGGTACGCGACCACAACCTCAGGCGCGCGCGGCGTAGTGCGCACGAACTCGACCATGCAGTGTCTCGGCGTGTCCGTCTCCCGCACGATTGCCACCGACCAGCAGGGCAACGTCACCGTGCTCTCGGAGACGCGGACGCCGATCGTCGCCAAGACCGTCGAGACGGTGAAGGAGTTTGTCGGCTTGTCGGCAACCGACGCGAACGGCAACGGTCCGGCCGCTACCTCGCACGGCGAGACCGGGACCGACGCCTACCTCTTCAAGCCCTTTTGCAAGATGAGCGTTTCGGGCTCCCAGCCGTTCGTCCAGTACGAGCGGAGCGTGGCCGTCGTGCGCGAGCAGGGCGGCACGCATACGGTCACGGTCACGGAGCGAGAATCGGAGATCGTGTCATGAGCTTCCACGTGAAAGACGACTTCAAGGCGGGCGAGCCGATTTCTGCCGTCGGCGCGGGATGGTTCAACAAGGTCGCGGCGTTCCTGAACAACCTCGTCGGCGCCACGGGCATTACGGTCAACGCTCCCGAGAACCCCGGCCCGTCCTCGCCCGTCGTGATCGAGCCGCAGGCCATGGAGGCAGCCGTCGGCACATCGCCCGTGGACGTGGGAGACTTTCCCGACGGAAACGACGCAGAGGTGACGCAGGCCAAGGCCATCCTGTGGACGGCAGGCGGCGCGAACGGCGCGAAACTGCTCGTGCTCTTCATGGGCTCGGCGGACTCGAACGCCGGCACGCACAAGGTGTACGCCGCGAAGCTGACAATCTCGGCCGACGGGCGAATCACGCGCATCGACGCGGCGGAGAACGCTGGTATGGAGATACTGGCATGAGGAGGCACCTATGGACCAAGTGAACGCTATAATCGACCTTGACGTGACGCGGCTCAACTTCCCGTTGCGCCCCATGTACGCGAAGAGGTACAAGAGTTTCGTCGCGCTCCTCCGCAACGCGCCCGATGACGTGCGGGCCGTGAAGGTGCGCGTGTGGAGGGCAAACGACCCGAACGTGTACTACGACTTCCCCGCGAACCCGAAGCCCGACGGCTCGTGGCTGTGCTACATCATCGGCACGGCGTTCCCCGAGAGCGGGGCGTCGCGCTACGAGGTGCACGCCACCGACGCGAAGGACAACCCCACGGCGCTCGGCGGCGGCGAGGTGCTGGTCGGCGCGTTCGCGTACACCAACGTCCCCGCGACGCCTGGGGCCGCGGTAGACATCGAGACCATCCATGACTCGCACGGCAACGTGCTCATCCTGCGCGCGGTGTACGACGGCGAGAACTGGACCACCATCGTCGAGGAGGAGAATCCATGAAGAGGCTTATCGCAATCGCCCTTGCGGCGCTCGCCGTCACTGCATACGCGGCTTCGCCGGCGGCAACCCAGGCGTGGGTCATCCGCTACTGCGCCGAGCATGGCATGACCGCGACGAACACGCCTGCCGGCACGGCCTACACCTACGGCAGCGGTACGGACGCCGTATCGTTCGGCCTTGTGCGGCCGGAGACCTACGCGCTCGTGGCGGCCGACTGCACGCAGGGCGCGCGGCTCGGCGGCATCACAAACGGCATGGCATTTGCCTATCATCAGCCCTACGCGGTGTTCCTCAACGAGCCGGCTCAGAAGCGCATCTGGATCGACGTGAACCCGACCGACCTCTCGCGCACCTATATCTGCGGCTCCTGGACCGGCCGCGTCTATGCCGCGCAGATGTGGCTTACAGACGCGCAGACGAACCGTGTGTTCCGCGTCTACGGCACGCGCATACAGGCCGCCGAGGCGCACTCACTCACAAACGGCTTCAACGGAGGCGGACTATGAAGAAGATCGTACTCGCAGTTTTAGCCGCGTGCGCCCTCGTCCCCGCGGCTCACGCGCTGACCGGCGCGCAGGCGGCGCAGCTCATCACCTCGGAGCCGTCGGACGCGTACTACGTGACGCCCGACACGTTCGAGCTCGCGTGGGCGTACTACGACGGCGGCGAGCTCAAGCACACGTCCTTCACCATCGGCACCGACTCGTGGCAGAGTGACGTGGAGGCCGCCGTATCGTCGCTCAAGAACACGGTGAACTCGGTGGCGCTGGACGCCTGCATGGCCCTTGCCAAGATCGAGGCGCTGAAGGAGGTGGACACGTATCTCAACTCCCGCGTGGACGTGCTGACCGACTCTGTGAAAAACGCCATGTCGCAGCTCGACGAGGTGAAGCAGACCGACGAGAAGCATGACCACGAGATCGAGACGGTGGACGCGAAGATCGCGCCTCCCGACGGCTCATCCATCGTCAAGGTCGGCGACGACCCCGGCGTGCTGGCCCTGCGCGGCTTCTCGGGCGCCAGCGGGTCGGAGTGGTACGTGCCGCATCCGCGCGGCGGGGTCCTCGCGTGGGACAGTCTCATCTCGGCGTTTGACGGCAAGACCATCAGCAGCGAGACGGCGGCTTACAGCCCGTTTGGCCTCACGTTCGGCCTGAAAGGATGGGAGACGCCGACGGCCTCGCCCGGCGTGTGCGTGCGCACGCTCTCCGGCCTCCTTCACGGCGAGGACCCCGACGGCCCGCACTATGTCCTTACGAAGTGCGGCGACGTGCTGCATTACACGCCTATCGGCGAGCCGTTGGAGGATGGCTCGGCCGTGGACAATCTCAGCATCACGACGAACCAGGCGAGCGGCGCCGTGACGCAGGGCAAGGCGTCGCTTTACGGTTTCAATGCCGTGAACACGAAGGCGGGGTATATCCCATCGAAGGGCGAAGGCTCTCCGGCCGAGCTGAAATGGCTTGACCCCGCCGAGATGGTTGACGATTCGTCGCTCGCCCTTACGACGGCAGACGGCGCGAAGGTGTGGGAAGTCAAGGGTGCGCATACTTACGCGGGAAACCACGGGCGCCACTACTTCGGCACGGGCGACGATTCAACGCTTGGCTGGCACGAGCTCCCGAACGTCACGACGAACAACGTGGTAGGGGACGAGCTTTCGATCTCGTCCACCGGAGACGGAGACCAAAAGGTCTTTAGCCTTCGCGGATGGCCGCCCGCCATTGACGGCGTGCCTTACGCCATCGGGGCGAAGGGCGGCGCGCTCGCGTTCTTCCCGCTCCCCGACTTCGCCACGAATGGCGTGGCCTGTGTATGCTCGAATCGGTGGGAGGCCCTGTACGGCTGGCTCGGGGACGGCGAAAACAGCGAGGCGCACGGCATCGACTTCACGACGGAGGGTCTCGGGGGGCGCGTGCACGATCTCGGCTTCATCAAGACGAACGACCTGGACAATGTTTCGCTCGGCACGACGGACGGCGGCAAGGTGCAGATCGGCGGCTTCTCCTCTGCGATGAGGTGCAACGCGGACCTGTCCTCAATGCTGAAAGACCCGAGCGGCGAGGACGCCGGTAAACACCTGCTCCTTGCGAATTACGACGCAGGCGGCGGCGTGCGCCACCTGCACTACGTGTCGATCGGCGAGGGGATAAAGGAAGCCCCGGGCGACATGGTGGACGGCGTGTCCATTGTCACGAACGGCGGCAAGATTGCGCTTTACGGGTACGGCGCCACCGAGAGCAAGGGCAAGTTCCTGAAGCACGGGGCCGATACTGGCGTCGAATGGGTGGACGTGCCGACCAACGACGTGGACGAGGCGAGCATTGAGATCTACAATGGCAAGCTCCAGATCGCGGGCTTCGACACGGCCGTCCCCAACTCTGTGCCGCGCAAGGACGACAACGGGCGCGTCGTGTGGAGCGGCGCGTCATCCGCGACGAACACCTACGTTGCCGGCAGCTACATCAGCATGACGGACAACGGCGGGGGCGTCGTCACCGTCTCGGCGCAGAGCAAGACGCTGGACGTCATCACGGGCATATCGTTCTCGTTCAACGCAGACAACCAGCTCGTGGCGACGGTCACGAAGCAGACCGTCACGGTGCTCGACAAGGCGGACACGACGAGCGAGACAACGGCGATGGTCCCCCTGTGGAAGCAGGACGTGGTGATCGGCTCGGAGTACAGCACGGCCACGCACGCCTTCAAGAACACGACGCTCGGCGGCGTCCGCACCGTCGAGACGCTACCTTCGCAGCCGTCGCAAACGACGGTGTTCACGGCCACCGCACACTCGGGACAGTAGGAGGCATGAATGGCTACTGACCCAAAAAACGCGCATCTAATCACACGTGTCGGCGGCGGACAAGGGAGCGTCTCCGTCGAATGGCACCACGAGGAGGACACCGCGCTGTCAATTCCGTTTGCGGTGGTCGCGGTACCCGATACCGGCTGGAGATTTTCGCACTGGATGATGAAGAGCCAGTTCGCATCAGATTATTACAGGACGGTGGGCAACCCGTATGCCCATTACCTCATGCCGACGAGCTATTATTCAGAGATTGTTTTTGAGGCGTATTTCGAGGTAGACCCGGACTACCAGCCGACTGGCGACCACACGATAACTGTTTTATCAAACCCGCAGGGCGGCGGTGCCGTGACTGGGGGCGGGACATACGTCGAAGGCTCAACGTGCACGATCACCGCGACCGCCGGGGCCGGGTATCATTTCACGAAGTGGGTTTGCTCGGACGGCAGGGAGGTCGCAGAGGCGAGCCACTCGTTCACCGTTTCGTCTTCGCTGACGTTTACGGCGCAGTTCGAGGAAGGCACCGATATGCCGCTCTGCGATGCGACGACGGGCGAGATTCTGTTCGGCGAGAATGGCGAGATTTTATTCGACGGCTAAAGGCAAGGAGGAAGAAATGGCAATACCCGCAATATTGAAAGGCGACGACAGCGGCGACGTGACGATCACGCTGGCGGACGGGCACAGCTACGAAGGCGCGACCCTCGTTGTGGTGTTCAACGGCGTGACGCGCGAATTCACGAACCTCACGGCAGGCGGCGAAGTAAGCCTTGCCTTCACGGCGGACGAGACGGCTGGGATGCCGCTCGGCACGGGGCTCGTCCTCATGCGGCTCATCGGACCGACGGGTGCGGTCGAAACCGTAGGCAACGCAGACGCGCGCATCAAGGTGACGGATTGCGTGGCGGAGGTCAACGCGGGCGGCTCGTTCGCGGTCACGCCCGGCGGCAACCCGCTCGACGGCGTGGAGGGTCTCGGGACGCGCTACACGAACGCGCAGCTACGCGCCAAGATCAACGAGGTAATCGCAAAGCTCGGCGGGGCCGTGTCTGCGCTCGTCCTCGCGGCCTTGCCGTGCATCGGCGGCGCGCTTGACGTGAAGACCGCTCCGTTCGGGGACGTGTACAACGACTCGCCCGTTGTGACGAACGTGGAACTCGACGTGTACGCGCTCACGAACAACTGGAAGTTCGGGAGCGACGTAGACCTCACGGCGGCAAGCAACTACACCGACCGCGCGCTCGGCGCGTTCGCGTCCACGGGTGCGGTTGCGCGCGCGGCGACATACGGCACGCCGACGCGGTGGACGGACGCCACAGGTTGCGTGTGGGAAACGAGCAGAAAATGGGTAATATCGCCGGAAACCTATACGGGCAGTTCTGAATGGTGGTACGGAATGCCTATTGTTTTGGCCGAGACACACGAGGCAGGGGAATGGTGGAGGCCGACGTGCCTAGGTGATTCCATAGGTTCGGGAAAAGGAGATGTAGATTCTACGTCGCTTTCGTGGATTAGCGGCGAAGCCTACATCGACATTACTGCCTCGCGAATATTAGTCACCAACCTCGTCGGCCGCGTCGCGCTCACGAATGACATCCCGCGCACGCCGGGCGCAGTTGGCGCATATCCGGCGGCGAGCGGCAGCGCGTTGGAATCCGGGAAGCAAGACAGATTGCCCTATCCCACGAACGCAATCCCCTTCTCCGCGATTGACGGCGCGCCGTCCGGCGGGCAAGAATGGCGCGTGGTAGAGGTCGATGAGAACACGCCCTTGTCGTTCGTGACAAACGGCATTGCGGCGAAACTTATCAATGGCGAGTTGTACGCGTCCGCAGCCGGATGGCCGGATGGGGCGGCGATGTTTGTGCGCGGGTCAGTGGTGATTCCGCAATACGAAGTCGATGAGCAAATTCGATTGGTCGGCTACGGCACATGGCCGACGAACAACTTTCAATCCGTCTGGTGGCGGAGCGGCACAAAAATCTATGTAAATGTCATCCTGGAGGAATAGCCAATGAAACGCGCAATCGTCATGTTGTTGTCCGCTTGCTGCCTTGCAGCTTGCGCGGCGGATTTATTCGTCTTCTCCGCCGACGGCGAAGTTGGCAGCAAGCCGCGCGAACTTCCCGCGCAGGGATTCGACCGGGCAACCGGGCAAGTGGTAGTTGGATTGCACGCGCGCACGGACGCGGAGCGCGCGGCGTGCGGCTGGTGGCGCATCGTCGAGACGCCGAAGCCGGGGATTGTCTTCTCCAATGAGTATTGGACTGTTGCCGGCTACACGTTCACGAACAGCGTCGCATACCAGGCATGGGAGAAGAAGTGGCGCAAGGTGACGCCGCGCAGATTCAGCAAGATGCTCATCGTGGCGGCGCTGACGCGGGAGGGCGTATGGCCGCAGGTCAAGTCGTGGATTGACGCGCAGGGCCTGACTGATCTCTATTTGGCCGCGCAGGACTTCGCGGAGGATAACGCCTACTTCACGCAGGGCAAGGCCGCGATCCAGGCGGCGCTCGGCTGGACGGATGCACAAGTCGAGGCCATTCTCAAAGAGGCAGAAATCACGGGGGCGCGCAGATGAAGCGCACGGCGTCCATATTCGCCTTGCTGTTGTCCGCTTGCTGTCTAAATCTGCAAGCGGTGGACCCGGTCTTTCTCATGCGCACGCATACAGACCCTTCCCGCATGTTCGCCGTTCCGAACTCGCGATCCATCGACGTAATGACGGCGTTCCTGAACGGCGGCGAAGTCGGATTTACCGCAATCGCGTGGATACGTATTCATCCGTCGTCCGAGAATAGAATGATCATTCCGCATACCATGTGGAGCGTTGACTCCGCGCGCGCCACGCGCGAGGGAGGCGCGGAGCTGCCCGCAATCATGGACTACCAGACGGTCACGGACAACAGCGGCGGCACGTTCGCCGATCCGCATTACCAATGCCCGGAGACGCTTCAGGCACAATGGGGTTTTGGCTGTTATTGCGTGAACATCGAAACGCCCGTTGACGTGACCGTGACGATCGCTGGCGCGGAGCGGAGCGTGTCGGCATCCAATGGCGTGAAACAGGTTTTCAACATCCTGGGGACCGCGGCGGATTATTCATGGAGCGTCACGGGCCCGACGGGCGGCGCCACGCCGGTCAAGTTTGGATTCGGCGTCAATCCGATTGTGCAATTCCGTGGAGTCATGTGTCAATGCGAAAACGAAGCCTTTTATACCGGAGAAGTGCCCGGCGGGCCGTCCGTGCCGTCGATCTCGAACGAATGGGTCATGGTAGTGTCTCAGGCGAATATCGAAAACGGAAAAGCGATTGCGCGCATGGTTTATTTCACATGGGCGGGCGAATGGTTTCCTTCAACATGGGCCACAAACACCGTCCAGGCCTCACAATTCGCGAAGGATGCGCGCGTGACGATTTCCACCATGCACTTTGGCGGAGTAGACGACCTGCGCGACTTCTACGGCATGAAGATCTTTCCCTGCTGCCTTACGGACGACGAATTGCGGAACGTCCGCGATTTGGACATGTTCGAGATGCAGCGGCGGGGATACACGAGATGGAGGTACGACTGATGGACAAGACGCTCGCAGACACGCTTACGGCGAACCTGAAATCCGCGAAGACGCCGGAGGCGCGCGCGGACGCCATGACGCTCGCGATGATCGCGATGGTTGACTGCCAGCAGAAGACCGGCGCGCGCGTCAAGCGCCAGGGCGTCATCCTCGCCGGCGTTGGCCTGCTTCTGCTCATCACGCTGCTGTGCGGCGATGAAAACGCGCTGCGCGTCCTGTGCTTCTGGCGGACGGGAGGCGCGTCGTGAGGACGGAATGGGCAGACTGCGCGGCGCCGATCATCCGGCTGCCGATCAGCACGCTCGGAGAGACGGAGGCGGTTCTCATGGAGCCGTGGTCGCTCTACCGCGTGGAGGAATTCTTCGACATCGTGATACCCGCAGGCACGACCACGGACGGTGCCTCCATCCCCAGACTGCTGTGGCGTGTCTGCGGGCATCCATTGCAGGCGCCGCGCGTCTACGCGGCGCTCGCGCACGACTGGATCTACCGCAACGCGTGGCGCCTGGGGATCTCGCGCAAGGAGGCGGACCGCATCTACCGCGCGCTGCTGCGCCATTTCGGCATAGGGGCGTTCGCGGCGGGCGTGGAGTACTACGCGCTGCGCGCGTTCGGCGGTCGGCACTTCGTCAAGAAGGCGCCGGAGGAAAAGGAGATTTCGGTTGGGTGACCGGAACGCGGGCGGAGTCTTTGAAAGGCCATGTTCTGATTTTGGTGGAAGCCGCCCGCGGGGTTATTTAGGAAAGTCAAAAAGGAGAAAACAACATGAGAAAATCCATCATCATCGAAAAGACTCTCGCCGTGCTCGCGCTCATCGCGATCGGCGGATGCTGTGCGTTCGTGTTCGCGGGCTGCACGTCCACGACTGCCGAGTGGGGCGGCGAAAGCGTGGTCTACGGGCTGGACGGCGCTCCGCTCGTGGACAAGGACGGCAACGTCCAGAAGGTCAAGAATCCCGTCAAGCTGTCCTCGTGGCGGCACTGGATCAAGACGCTCTTCACCGCGGCCAAGCTGACCGTCAAGAAGGACGAGATCGAGCTCGCCATGGACGGCTACAAGGCCGAGCCGTCGGAAGAGCTGAACAAGGTCATCGAGACATCCTTCAAGGGCGCCAGCGAGCTGGCCGCGAAGGTTGGCGCGGCGATTGCATCGTCCGGCGGAAGCGTCGCTGGGGAGGCGGCTTTCTCCGCTCTACGCAACGCCATAGCAAAGTACGTCAGCAAGGGAGGCAGCGCGGAGAAGGCGAAGATCACCTGCAAGGACGGCAACTGCACAATCAGCGACGGCACCATTACCGAGATCTGCACCGACTGCATCGCACGATGACCCCCGATGACTTTGCGCGGCGCGCTACCTTCCCTCTCGCGCCCGTAACGGCCCAGGCGTGAACGGACACGCCACATTGACGCGCAAGCCCACCGTGCGGAGAGGCCAAAGGTGAGGCAATCCCCGCCGGGGGATACGGTTCTCTCCCTCGGCGGGGCTCTTATTTCTCAGCAGCTTCCACGGCCGCACGCATCTCGTCGATGTGTTCCGCGTGGTCGTAATGCCGGCTCATGGCGTCGCTCGTATGGCCGAGCAGGCGTTTCGCCGTCTCCATGTCCGCCCCCGCCTCGCCGAGCCGCGAGCGCATCGTGTGCCGCCAGCTGTGGAACGTGTAGCCTTCGCCGGTGACGCCCGCCGCGTCAAGCACCTCCTTGAAGTTGAGCGCCTTGTACGCGCTTTCGCTTCTGTTGCCGTAAAACTGTTTATGGAGCGGGAGCACGTAAACGTCGCGTGAGCCACATTTCCCGCGTTCTGAGAGCAGGGCGGCGCGAAGAGGTGAAACCATAGGCACGGTTACGGCGATGCCGTGGCGGGCCGTTTTTCGCGGCTCCAGCGCAATCACGTTCCGCTTGAAATCGACCTCGCTCCATTTGAGGTTGGCGATGTCGCCATATCTAAGCCCTGTGTGCCGCGCAACGAGGCAGGCAATCAGCCATCCCTTGCCGATCTTCTTGGCGGCCGCCATGATCGCCTTCTCCTGTTCGCGGGTGAAGGCTTCGCCGCGCTTGCCGTCCACGTCTACCGGCGCGAGGCCGGCGAACGGGTTGCGGATGCCGGCAGACACCTTTTCGAGCGTGCGCCACACCGTGCCCAGCTCGCCGAGGACGTTCTGCCGCGTCTTGGCGCTCGGGAGCTTGCCGCCGCGCGTCTTGGTCTTGGCGATATGTTCGGCGTACCTCCCCGCAATCGGCCCCGTGACCTCCTCGGCGGTCTCGACGGCGGGGCAGTTGTCGGCCAGCCATTCGCAGAAGCGGTCAAACACGTTCCGCCGTCGGGAGAGGGTGCGCTCCTCGATGGCAAGGCGGCCGGTGGCCTTCGCTATGCGCGTGTATGCGTCCCACGCCTCGCCGATCGGCAGGCCGGGCCGCTTCTCGGGCGGATAGAAGATGTCAACGAGCGCGAGCGCCTGTTCGCGCGACCCCGCGCGGCGCACAACGCCCATGCGCTCGGCGAACGTCTCGGCGTCGTCCTTGCGCTTGCAGCCGGTCGATGCGCGGTAGCGCACGCCGTCCTTCATTGTGTCGTACCAGTAGGTTTTTCCTCGTTTGTAGACGTACAT